TTGGATGAATAGAGCTTATAATAGCAATGATTATTCTTATCACTATTCACCTCAGTCAACTATTACTTTAATGGAGATAGCAGTATGAGTGGAATATTAAGACTCAACGGAGCTACTTCCGGTTACATAGAATTGAAAGCAGCAGATGTAGCTAATAATGCCACACTTACTGTTCCTAATGATGGATTTGGTGGTGGAGGTAAAGTTCTACAAGTAATTCAATCAGTCAAGACAGATGCAGAAGCTATTACAACTGGATTTTCTTGGGCAGATATTGATGATTTATCCGTAACAATTACTCCATCTGCAACTACAAGTAAAATTTTTGTAATGTCTGATTTTGCTATAGGTTCAAGTAATAGTTATGATTCGAAAGTAAGATTATATAGAGGTAGTACTCATATCTATAGTGGAGATGAAAGTACTAGTTATGTATCAGTTACTAAAAGAATTCAACCATACAGTGCTAGTAATGATGTCTATAAACTAGAGAACGTTGCACTTAGTTTTCTAGATTCACCAAATACCACTAGTGCTACTACATATAAACTACAAGGTGCTACATATGGTAGCGTAGTAATGTATATAAACAGGACACATACAATGAATGCATATAAAAGTAGTGGTTATGATAGCCTTCCTGCATCAAGTATAACAGTTTGGGAGATAGGAGCATGATAGATATAGATGCCATAATGAAAGCATATCCTAATGTCACAAAATGTAATTCAAAAGGTGCTTGGGATAAAGATGGTAACAAAGTTACTGTTGTCCAATCTGCTATAGATACTGCACGTGCAGAGTTAGATAAAGAGTGGGATGACACTCAATACCAACGAAATAGAAAAGGTGGTCCTGGTAGTGAAGATGGGAAAACTAACTACCCAACTCTATCAGAACAATTAGATCTATTATATTGGGACAAAAAGAATGGTACTAACAAGTGGGTCGAAGCCATTGACAAAGTAAAATCAGACAATCCTAAACCCTCATGAGCACACTAATAACAACTAATGTAAAACATCCCTCATCTTCAAGTAATAATATTGTATTAGATGCTAATGGTAAAGTCAATGCTTTAAAAGTAGCTACTGATTTAGAAATAGATAATGATCTTAAATTTGATTCAGGCTATGGCTCAACTGTAACTGGTTATGGAGTTAGAGCATGGTGTACTTTTAATGGCACAAGTACTGTTGCTATAGATGCACATGGTAATGTCAGTAGCATTACAGATCATGGAACAGGTGCATACACAGTAAACTTTTCAACAGCAATGCCTGATGCACACTATGCAATAATTGGTGGTATTATTGGACAATATGGTGAAGAGCATACTTACACATTTGTAAGCTCACCTTGGGATCCAAATACTGCTAATACTACAAGTGCTAGCAGATTTTCTACTGAGCATTATAGTCAGGGTTATAAGGACTTCGATCACATCAATATCATAGTGGTACGTTAATTATGGCAGATACAAACAAAAGGATTATTTATACAGATTCTAATGGTGTAAATATTGTCGTACCTGCACCTAATAATCCTGATTTAACAATCGAACAATTACAATCTCAAGTTGTACCTGATGGAGTAACCTCTTATATTGTAGATAAGAGTGACGTACCTACAGATAGGTCATTCAGAAACGCTTGGACTTATACACCTTAATATTATGGGATTCGGAGTTGACATGGCGAAAGCCAGAGAGATACATAAAAAGAATATTAGAAATGCTAGAACAGAGAAGTTCCCTGCTCTAGATGCTGAGTTTAATAAAACTTTAGAAGCATCTGGTGATACAGCTGCAGTAGCAGCCAAGAGGCAAGCATTAAGAGATGCACCAGCTGATTCAGCTATTGCTGCTGCTTCAGATCCTGCTGCTCTTAAAGCACAATGGAATACTTCAATTTTAGGTACATCACCTTATTGAAAATACCAACACTAATAATACCTAAAGCACCACCTATCCCAAACCCACCTACAATCCCCCTGAAGGTGCCTTCAGCACACATTCCATCCTTTCCCCCTATAGTGGTGCCTCCGAGCGATCTGGAGGCCCCTGAGGGGGTGGAGGCAGAGGCTAAGGAGACAGAGACTCCTGTACCTCCTAAGATAGACATACCTATTATAGATATACAGTTACCAGTACCAACTGCTGAGGTTGTGGCAACTGCTACTTATGCAGCCGTAGCTGCTGTAGCTACCACCACACTTGCGACACCTTTCTTCGATACAATTAAGAAGAAAGTTCAGAAATTCTTACAAGGCAAGATTGATAAATGGAAGGAAAACCGGAAGAAAAAAAGGGACTTATCCGCAAACTCAAAGACGGAATAGAGGACCAAGAAGCCCAAATCCAGATCCTTGGCACATTCGTCAGACTTGGCGTTGTCGTTTGGTCTGGGTTTATCATAACACTCAACTATGTAGAATTACCAATGATCAAGAAAGCTGGTAACAGCGATATCACGTTCGTGGCAAGTGTGTTTACCGGCGCATTAGCTACATTTGGTTTGACCACTGGTAATAAAGATGGTAAAGGTAAACCCGTAAATTGTCCTATGGCTAAAAAGAAAGAAGAATGAAAAAATGGCTTTTACTCTTAATGCTGTTATCCCCCACGGTAGCAAGAGCGGAATTGGTAACACCCAATTTCACCCAAGGCTCAATGCAGAGCACAACAACTACCACCCAAGAAATAACAGAAACCATAGATACAACAACCTATGGTTCGGCGTTGAACAAGTGGACTGGAGAAAACATCACTCATACTTCAGCAACTTCTGGAGGTATTGTAGATTCCGACTCGGTATTTACAATCCATACAGTAGGCGACCCATTCACCCTGGAGATAACAACAAGAGCAGCAAGTCAAGTATTATCTCTAACAGAAGTAGAAAGAGAAATCGAAACTACTTCTACCACTACATCATTATCAGTCTTCTCACAATAGGAGTACCAGCATATGCTGAAGAGGGAGAAACCAAGAATGTATCAAATCCTGTGGCAGCAGCTACTGGAAACGTTACAAATCAAGCCGTACAGTTCCAAAACAACGGAGCCCCATCTCGTCAGAGTTACGGCCCGAACATATCCTGTAACGGAGCAACGATGACCTTTAGCCCATTTTATATGGGCAATCATGTTCAGCCTAAAATACCGGCTGATCCTGAAGGTTATGTTCTAAATGAAAACTGGGGAGCCCAATTAAACTTTATGGTTCCCCTTGACGGTGGTATAGTTGAACAATGTAAAGCTATAGCAGCCCGTCAAGAAGAAAAGATGCAATTGAATTACGAACTTGTCAGAATTGATAACTGTGCAAAACTCCAGCAGAAAGGCTTTATGCTTAGACCTGGAAGTCGTGTATATCATCTCTGTCATGACGTAATTCCAATTGCTGCTTATAAACAAGAAGTTGAACAACTTCAAAACAATCCATTCAAAATAAACTACAATGACTTTAATAATCAAGCCCATCCTTTTAGCATTCCTAAAAAGTGACTCAGTAAAGCAACTAGTAATAGATTTACTGTCAGCTTACGTAAAAAGGACTGACAACAAACTTGATGATAAGGCTCTAGAAATCGTAAAAGACAAACTATTTAGTTAAATGGCTAAAGCCAAAGAAGAGCAGTTCAATGAATTGCATAATCTTGTCACTCTTGAATTCCTTAAACGGGTCAAGAGTGGTGAGGCTACTACCCAAGACTTAAAAGCAGCCTGCGATTGGCTTAAAACTAATGATATTACCGGTATTGCTACTGAAGGTAATCCTTTAGATAAATTAGCTAGTGTAATACCAACAATTGATCCCTCGCTTGTACAACGGAGAATGTATGGCAAAGTCCTCAACTGAAACATATCGAACAAATGCTAAGTCAAGAGCTAAGCATGTAAGGGATAATAGTCCTGGTGGTAAGTATGCGCACACTAAGAAGTACAAGAGAGACCACTCTAGGGCCCGTAGAGCCCTCGGAATCATGGGTAAGGGTGGAAAGGACGTTGTGAAGAAAAACGGCAAGCTGAGAGGCAGAGAGAGCATTAAGATCAACCGCGGTAGAGGCGGCGCTCAGAGGAAGTAAAGATGGCAGCTGTAACAGAAGTACCATTTAGAGACGGTACTAATTGGTCATATGATGGTGTATTATATGACTCATATGATGATATACCTTTTAAAGGTAAGAGACAGTACGAAGCTACTAAAGAATTTATATCAGATACAGCAAGTTCTGCATGGGAAGGTATAGGTAATATACCTAAAGTTGGTGATAATATTCAAGAAGGTTTGAAAAGTACAGGACAAGTTGTTGGTGAAACTCTTCAAGGATTAGATGAGCAAACCTTTACAATAGGTGGATGGGATTCAGGAATACCAACTCCTGGTAATCTAGCTATGGATGCTTTAAGATTAGGAGATAAAGGATTAACTACTGCATCAGAGTATTTAGAAAAAGAAACAGGTGTATATGCTCCATTACTTAAAGTAGGTGGGGAAGTCGCTATTGATTACTTAGCAACTGGCGGTGCTGGTAAAGTAGTTAAAGGTGCTAAAGGTTTAAAAAATATAGCTAGTAAAGTTGATAATATTTTACCTCCTACTCCTCCATCATTAGCTTATGCTAATGTTTTAAATGGTGGCCCTGTTAATTTAAAAAATACTTTGAGAGATATTGATGCATTTGATATAGAGAAAATGGCTGCTCAACCTTTACAGATTGCTTCTAATTTACAAGCATTACCTAGAGTTGGTCAAACTACAACTGGTTCTCTTAGAACTTTAGTCAGAAAAGGAGACGCAGAAAGTATAGTAAAAGCTAGAGAAATACTTGAATCAGGTTGGGGTGGTAAATTAAGTAAAAAGAATACTCTTGTTTCTATTGATAAGTTAGTAGGTACTGATGAAGGTCAAGTTCTTCTAAATAGATTAATGAATAGATCTGAATCTATTGAACGTAGATTTGGTAAGTATTATGAGAAATTAGGACGTAAAGCGAAGAGTACTGAAATAGCTCAAAGAGAATTGTATGATGTAGCCGCTAAAAACCTTTATGATGCTTCAGAACTTATTTAT